CAGCCCCAATCCCAACGGTCCACTGTGTTGCACAAACTTGGTTCCATATGCTGTGCTGTTGGGCAGATCTCTGAGATTGCCATCTCCAGGATATACACCTGCAAATTCGGTTAGATTCTCAACTATAGAACTTACGTGATCAATCACTTCCCCAAGGGTAAATTCTAATATATCATTGTTCAAAGGATTGTTTTGTAGGTTAATAGGAATCTCATAATGCCCGTTTGCATTAATAGATTGATTGGCATAGGCTTTGATAGTAACCACATCTGTCAATGCCACAGGCGTGGCCAATTTAATATATTTGTAAACAGTGCCGCTTACAACAGTAAAGTTTTTTGGATCAACACGGAATCCGTTGATAAAAACCTTTACTACAAGGTCTTTGAGATTGTTGATGTCGTCAAAAATATCAATATCAAAATTGTTTGTTTTGTTAGAATTTTTATAAATTCTCAATGCAGATTGTGCGCTGTCTAATGCGCTGACCTTCCAACCATTGATCCACTGTTTAGTGCCTGCAAAGTTGGTTTTTTCTAAAAAACCAATATTAGTTTTCAATGTTACAATTTTCTCACCGGCAAGATATGTGAAAGAATCTGATACTAGATTAAATGCAAACACAATGTCGCCCACGTTGTCAATATTCTTGTGTGCAATGGCAAAACCTAAATTAGTGTCTACTGCGCCTGTGCCTATTTTATAAGAAAATATTTTTGTACCAAAGAATGTGCTGCCTGGATATTTTTCTAAATTTGCAAATGACACTTTGTCTTTGTCAAGCACATCAAACATAGGTGCTTGATTGTTTTTAGTTTTTTGTTGAGCCAGCTTCCACACTGCGCCTGTATACCAATACATGGCACTTTGATGCAACTTGCCACTCTTTACCAAGACAGTGTTGCCCTCCACAGGCACTGTATCCGGCACAAGATGTATTTGCCTATTACCAGCTATGACCACAAAGTTAACAGTAAAGATTTGACTGTTTACGTATATGTCTTTATCTGCTAAGAACAACACACGTTGACCTTGCACAAGCGACACGCCATCCACGATATAGCCTGTTGATCCTTCCACTGTGCTCATAACGTCTGCTGTATAGGTATCAACAAGATCAACATCTGCAATTGAAATATTGCCAAAATTGTAAAGTTTAATGTCTGCTTCAAATTCTATAATGGGTCTTACAGCTCTGGAATTTTGATTTAATTCTGGCACAGCGCCGTTTAACTCCGCACTTTGTATAATAACATCTTTGTGGAACCAACGATTGAATCTACTCCACGGATTTCTATCCTGACTGGCTCGATTGATCACAACGTAGTCTCTCACTGCGGCAAAGCCCGATGCTTCTGCAAATGGTTTGGTGTCAAAAGGCTCGCCGTCAAACGGCAAATCTTCTACCACCGTGTAATTGGTAACAATTTCAAGATCCGATTCTGATACCAATTGAATTGCCGTTCCTACTCCTTCCACATACCATTTTCCTGTGGCATATTTGGCAGGAGAAACTAAACCATAAAACTGTACCTTCATACCGTTGCTCAATGGCACACCATTGGTCAAGGTGTAGGATTTTTTTCCTAGTAGTTCTGCTTCCACATCAAGATAAGTGTTATCCTGTATGTCCGCAATATTGATTGTGCCACTGACGTCTGGATTAGATTCGCTAACATAGTAAAGAATATCAGGACTATTGATTGGCACAGTGAACGTCAAGATCCCGGACTCTATCTGATTGTTGATTAGGCCTGCTGCCGGACTATAGATATCGCCTGTTTCTAAACTAACCTTGGTTTTAATAGTGAACGGATTTCCTGGACTGGTAACATCAAACTTGTAGGTTTGTCCTCTATACAGGGTAATTGTAGGATTGGGAGTAAGCCCGTCAGGAGTTAACACGTATTGATAATTTCCCAACTCATTTTGCAACGCAACAGTATAGGTACTAGTAATCTTAGTTGACCTGCCGTATACTTTGACCACATCAGGTCCGTATGGCAACCAATAGTATTGATTAAAATTGGCAAATTTGTCCCAGTCTATATGGGGATTCCAGCTGTAAAATTCTTGTTTGTTCAATCGTGCATGATTGCTAGTGTTTGCACCAAACACTTTACATTGATTAATATAATCAATATAGTCTTTGAAATAGGTGGTATTGCCCAATGTGTCCTTGACAGATAAACCGGGCTCAAGTTGATAGTCCTGTCTAATTTTATCAGCAGCCGTGACAAAAACATCTGCACCTGCACTGGATTTTGCATTCTGTCTCCCAATATAACCATTTACTTTTTTAATAGTTCCTGGTTGTATCAGTTGATCGACAGTGGCCTGAATGAATTTTTTATTAGCGTCTGTTCTAAAAATTCTCGGCAGCAGGTCTGAACCCGGGCTGTTGGTATTGCTAGGTATTATATTATCAGCCATTAGTAGATCCGTAAGTTGAACTTGTTATGTTTTGATTGGCCAAAGTGCCTGAATTTGCAGTTGTTCCAGACACGCTTTTGATATTTGATGCTGTGATGTCTGATATGATTTCGATGTCATTTACAGTGGCAGTGCTGATGAATAACTCATTGGTTGCACTGGTTATTTCAAACAGGCTGCCAAATCCCAACCCGCCCTGTCTTGGTACAATTACAAAACTTGCGATATCTGGGGCCAACTGAGTCATAACATATGTTGACAATTCTGAAAAGTAAAATGTGTCACCAAAGTCCCAGTTATCAAGAACAAAGTATTGATTGACTGCTGTGATTATTCTTGATTTGATATCATTGTCACTGAGTACCTGATAGGCATTTTTTATAACCTTGAACGATGCTTGCAATTCAGGAGCAGATGCTTGCCCAAACAAAGTTTTGTATTGCACTGGATGGTAGATGATTTCATCACTCAAGCTCTTGATTTGATTCAATGTGGGACTGAGGGTATCAAAAATTTCATCGCTGCCAGGTGGTAGAGGAGGAGTCGCTAGTGCTCCAGCCACATACTGTCTGAACTGTGTGTCATAATTTTTTGTCAACACATATATATCAATGATGTTGCTGGCCCCGGGATCCACTCTAGATTCATAATCAGCATTATGAATATATTGAAATTTAAAATCTGATCTACCCACATACACTTTGTAATCCAAAGTAGGAATCAGTGCCGACGAAGCTAAATTTAATTTTTTTACAGTGTTGATATCTGCAAAATAAAAATATTGCCCGTCTACATAATTTGACAACTGCCCAACAAACAGTTCAGACGACAACGCAATAACCTGTCCTGTATTTTGAACATATTTGTAGTCTTCTTGGCCTTGCGTTATTTGATATTTCTGCTCTAATACATAGGTAGTCAAAGCAAAAGTCAACACTTGATTGGTAATGTTGGCAGTGTTATTTAGATTGAGAGTAATTACATTGCCCACTATTTGCGTGACAAGTGCGCCGCTAGCAATACCTTGCCCGGTCACTTGCATGCCTGTCACAATGCCGTCGGCGCTGGTTACTGTCACAGCATTGGTAAAAATAAGTCCGTTAGCCACTGTGGTTAGATATGGAGTTACCAAATCTAAAAACTGTTGAGGATTTACAATCATGCCATTTTCTTCATCTTCAGAAAAAGCCACTATCAGCTTACTGCTGTCAACGTAACCGTCAAGCCCCGTCCACTCTTTTACAATGTTCCAATTGAAATCCACAGGAAAAGGAGCAACATCGTTGGGCTTCTTGTTAATGCTCAATAGACTGATTTTGTCTTTGACAATTTTATGATTTACTGTATCATATATTTTCTTGCTGGAATCAAAGTAAAAACTTATTTGCCCTGCACTTTCAAATATGTACCTCAGCTGTCTACTGACTACTGTATAGGTAATGTTGTCTGTACTAAACCATAATATCCAGCTGGAATCTTGATTTTGATTGGTAGTGTTACCTTGCTTGGCCAAGCTGAAAACTGCTGTGGTATTGAGATTGTTTTCAAAAATTATTTGCCATGTTTGTGTAAGAGCGTCATATCTCAGACCAAATGGCTTGTTGGCAAAGATCAATTCTATCATGGTATTAACCACTGACAGTGAAATAGTAGTAACCCAAGGTGGTATAATTTGACTCAGCAATGATCCCGTTGGTATTTCTAAATTGAACGTGATAGGACCCAGTCCCGATGACAGTGTGCCCAAACCGTTGGCAGTACCATTGCCCGAAATCACAGTGGCTTGCGCCCACAGATAACTCACTGCGCCTGATACAAGGTAGCCACTGCCTTGAGTCAACACGTTGTAATTGTTGGTATCAAAATAGTAACCTGTAGGCGCTGTGAATTTAACTAGACTGCCCACTTGCAAATATTTCAAATCTGTCGCTGTAAAAGATCCCACGGCCAACGGTGTGGGCCTGTTGTCAGTTGCAGACACATACCCACTGCTACTGACTGTATCATTGGTAATTTGATTCCACACTAAATTTTGACCAGTGTTGATGTTGTTGATATATTTGCTGTAATAAAAATTTTTAATATTGTGATCTTTCAATATGTCATATATGTTGTTGTAGATCACATGTTGTATGTCTGCTTGTGTTATATAGGTGAATAGGAATTTGTCTTGATATTCTTCTTTGTACAAAATGCCGTCGTCTCCAAACAGCGTGGTTGAACCATATTTGCCAGTAGGATCTACAAGGTCAAAATATCTCGAAATACCGCTAGTGGTTCTATTGATAGATTTTACTTTGGCAATTTGTGTACTAGCCGACAAAGGACTAATATTGTAGTCCTCGGCTGTGATCATTCTGTTTTGTGTATAGTAAGTTTGCGGAGCATTGGTTTTGATGCTCGCATCTGTTTCAGCATAAGCGGCATTGGCCACATTAGAAGCAAGATTTAGTGTTACCGTGAGATTTTGTGATTGGCCTGTAGCACTGGTGTATGGTATGGTTATACTGACATTTCTAATGTCCTGTGTATTGATGGTGTATGCCAAACCGTTGCTGACTCTGTAATACAGTCTAAATGATCCTAGAGGCAGGTTGCCAAATGTGCCATCGCTGAACTGCACACTGATAGCATCACTGGCTTTGGTAATCACTGCATAAATGTTTTTAATCTTTTTGGACAAGCTGTTGTAAATCACATTATTGCCAGACAAGGTAGGTATCTGAGTCCAGTATTCTGATTCTACTCCATTATTGTCCAGTCTATACAACCAGACATCTGAGTTGTTGATGTTAGTAGCATCTACGTCGATGCTTTGATTGCTGGTAGGCTGGCTGATTGCGAACGTGCCCTGATTAAGTGTGCCTTGAGTGAAATGCATGAAAAATCCGTTGCCACTGCTGCCAGGGCCGCGGCCATCATCTCTATACACACAGGCTACGGTGTTGCCCAGTTTGGGCGGCTCTTCATAGATGTAATTTTCTTGGCTGAACGTGGTACTGGTTATTTCAAAATCCATGTTTTTGCCGGCCACAACCTTGTTGAAATTGAACACAGGGATGCCTGTGGTGTTGCTGTTGAATCTGTACTGTTGTGTAGAGATGCCGTAAATAGTGCCGCTGGCTGCCGGACTACCAAATTTTTGTGTGGTAGGAAAGGCTGCGTTCAAAACCTTGATAAATTGATCATACCAATTAGCATTACTGGCATCGTTCCAGTTAATGGTTTGTCCTGACAGATTCCTACCATTAGCATCTATTACATTTTCATCTGTGGTCACACTGTTAAATTTCAGCAAGCCACTGGCCGCAACATTGCGTTTGGCATTGTAGCTGATCATGCGTGCCAAACGCAGTATTGCCTCTCGACGCTCACTCAGTTCTAGAAAATTGTCTCTAGCATTGAGGTCTATTCTAAAGGCTATTCCCTGACCTAGATATGCTATGAGATCAATCAATGCCAAATATTCACTGCTTTCTACATAGTCATTGAAATCTTCGGGATAATTGGTGCGGAGATAGTCGATCATGGTCCTACGCAGATTCTCAAAGTCGTAACTTGTGAAGTCTGCATTGCGAAACGACTGATAGACTTTTTTCCAGTCTTGGGCTAGCAATAGCCTATTTTGTCTTGTAGTTACACTCATGAATTATCCCTATATCAATATTTATTTGAAACAATAAAGTGGTACTTTTATTTCGTAAGCAGTCCGTTAGCCTGGTCAAATCTCAGTTGCAGTGTTTGACTGAGATTGTAAGGCACATAGGTCAGCTTGCACTCCAGCTGTATACCCGACTCATAGGGCGTGATTATCACTTGTTCTGCTCTTACTCTAGGGTCATAATTTAAAATTTCCTGCACATTTTGCAACATCAAGTTTTTCAACTGTTCTGTAAGCGGTTCAAACAACAGATCCCATATCAAGGTACCAAAAAGTGGTTGCATCAGTCTTTCGCCCTGTCTGGTATAAAAGTGATTCAAAATATCCTGCTTGATCAGCTGAAAATCATACAAGGCAAAATTTTCAGAATCTGGACTGAGAGTGCTGAATCCCTTGTACATGCGTGTGACATTTTGATCTGTGTTTTGTGCTGTTCTCAGCGTGATTTTTTCATACAAACTGGCCGGTGACGACATTATTGTGCTCCTCGTTCTTTTCTAAATGGATCTGTTGCTGTTGTATACGTGAACCATTTAGGGGGTGTTGCTATTATTTCCGTGACTTCCCTATCTGTCTTGGCGGGGACAAAACTTGCAGGATTTAGATTTTCATGATGTGGATATGGTTCAAATGTTGGAACCCTTTTCATGATAGAAGGTATGGTTGAATTTTGATCAAGTGCATTGGTAGGATTATAAAATATAGGCAGCGCAGTGGCTTTAGCAGCCGTGGTAGCAGTGGCGGATACAGCCGCTGTTCCGCCTGTGCCTGGTAGGGAGTAATAGCCAGAGGCATTTTGTGTCAGCTTGGCTCCTGCCTTTAAATTCATATCTGCACCAGATGTGAGATTGATATTGGCGGCGCTTTTTATATTGGTTGCGCCGGTAGAAGTAAAATTGTTTGCACCAGTTGTGTTTACCTGCAGACTGCCCACTGTGGTGATAACACCGCTAGCGCCTATCACTAGATTGAAGTTGGTCTTGGTTTCAATTTGTGTTCTACCTGCAACAGATTTCACGTTGACATTTCTACCAGCCTCCATGTTGATGTCTCGATCAGCTCTTATATTGAAGTCATTTTCTGTATGAATGCTGATACTGTCCTTGGCATAGATGTCTATCTTGCCGTTGCTGGTCAATTCTATCCAGATAGTCCCGCCTGCATTGCCAATATAGATCAAGTCTTCTGAATTGTGCAACAAAATCTGATGGCCAGTTCGTGTTCTTATTCTTACCAACTCATTGTGCGGAATAGTTACATCACCGCCTGTTTCATTTTGACTTACAGCGGCATATTCCGGAGGTCCTGAGAATGCCGGAGTCTTTCTAAGATATTTGTCATCGCCGTCATCCATAACAAATGTTGTGCCACCAAGTCTGCTGACAGGAACATTTTCAGCCTCTTGACCTTTTTTGCCAACCTTGCCTGTTTTTGCACCATTGGTTTTGTCAACAGGACCAGGTGTAGATATGCCAAACACAGTGCTGGGTATTTCACGTCTGGCACTGGAAGTTGTGATACCTCTTATGTCATCTTTCAGAAGGCCTTGCAGTTGCAGAGCAATGGTAAGAGGATGCTCTGGCTTGTTAACCTTGGTAGGGTCTGGCACTTTGCCGTTGACCTTTTTGTTGTATTCTGCTACAGGCACACGAGGATATTTGGGATTGTTCTTTTCTACATTGAACTCGGTGGCAGCAATTCCCGGCGTCATGAAATTCATGAAATCGTCTGCTATGCATCCTATCCAAAAACAATCTTTAATATTGCCTTGTACAAATATCACCATGACCAAAGTTCCCACGTCGGGTGGCACAAACCACATGCCATAACTTTTCTGAGTGTTGTTGTAGTCATCTGGATCGTTACCTGTGAACGCTTCACTGGTTTGTCCGCCAAACGGTGTCAACATCCTAGCTGTGGTAGTTCTGCCTGCATCCGGACTGTTGCCGCTGGGGCGCAATATTTCAACTTCCAGCGCACCCATGTAGCTGGGTTCAAAGTGCCCAACCACTCGTGCAAAGAATGGACCTACTTCAGCTTTGCCCGAATTAGGCGCGGCATAATCTTTGTATTCTTCAGTCATTATTTGCTCTTACCAGAATCTTCTACTGGTGCTTTGTTGTTTGTATTACCGGTCTGTGCAGGAGTTGCAACTGTTTTGTTTTCTTGTCTTGGTCTTCTCATGCCGATTAAAGTTTGTGTGAACATTCCGCCCTTGAACATGTTCTTGACTTCAACTACCCAATAGTATCCACTGAACTTGGCCACTGGCGCTGTTTTAGTTCCAGGGCCAAAGTTATATAAACCTGTGGTTTGATTGATATCAATAGGCGTTCTAAAATTCACTAGTATGTCCACTTGCCCATTCTGCCAATTTACAGTTTGATCTTTGTTTAAATTTTGCTTGGTGGTAGGGGCACTGGTGTAATTGCCCAACCCACTCTGTGCTAAGAAATATGGATCTCCTACTATGTCCATGTTTAATTCCATCTGTTCAAGGCCCCTAGTTATAGCATCATGGAACGCCCTGGCTGCTCTGGTACTTTCGTTCTCTGTGCTACCCCCTAGGAAATCTGTATCAAAGAATGTTTTGTTATAATTTACAGCAGTAGGAGTAGATTTTACATCTGGTTTATTACCCTTAGCTAAATTCTGTTCGTCTGCAGGTTTATTAGGAGGATTAGATTGTCCCTTCTGATTAGCTGTAATAGTATCTTTACTGCGTCTCGAATTATCTGCAGCCATAGTTACAGCGAACGCTGTGGAAAACTGTATATCAAATCGTAACACTTCTGTATTTTTACCTGTATAGATATAGTTGTAAACTTTACAAACCTCGCCTGCAAGTTTTTTAATGTCAGGCGGAGCCGTATTAGGCGCCATAGGAGCCGTCGAAACATTTACCGAATAAGGAATCACTCTATACACAAGTAGTTTGGGCTTTTGACCCGTTGAATCCATATTTTCAGTAGTACTTTTATTGAATGTCTGCAGGTCGATATTGAACCACTTGCGCTGACCCTTTTCAATAGCAGTATCTTTAAATGCACTATCCACATACCCACTGCCTATCACTATCTGCGTTATGGCATTGAAAATATCAGTGTCCTGTTTAAATTTAAACGTTCCCTCTTTAGGATCAATAGTAACTTGACTTTGATCCCAAGTTTTAGTTACTGCATTATAAACTTTGCCTTCATTTTTTGTTGCTGAATCACTTTTGTACACTTCGCTAAATGCCATTTGTGCGGCACCCAGTTCATTAACATCAGATGCTTTCTGTACCAACAGCTTAGTAACATCACTTCTAGATGCGCCTATAGTTTCTTCAATGGCCTTGTTGCCGTCGGTAGCAGGATCGGTAGTAGCTGTAGCTTTGTTCTCTACTGTGGTATTTTTTGGAGTTTCTCCAGTTGCTATCTTTTCTGTCTTAGGGAATAGGATAACAATTTCATCTGCTACCTTTATTGTTCCCTGTTTGACCAAATCTTGAAAACGTTTATTCACCACTGTTTGCAAACTGTTCGGTCCTGTCTGTAAAATTTCTTGAACTGTCTTTCCACTTACAGTGTGATCGTTTTTCAATTGAGAATAATTTGACTTGGCCGCTTGCGCCGCCCAATTATAGGCAGTACATCTGTAGATACTGCCTTGAGATGAGACGTTAAAACTAATATCTGCAAATCTAAGCGGAATATATCTAGTGGTATTAGGTATTGAGGACATTGAACCGTTTTCTTTTATGCCTTTGAACTCTATGGTCAAAAGGAATGGTGCTTCTGTATAGGCAGGGTGGCCATTTTTGTCTGCGGCAGCTTGGACGCTTTCAAGAAACAATCCCATGCT